AGACAGTGCTCTTGCCCAGCGCACATTGAAGGAAGTCAACACTGACGTTCAGGCAGAAGGTTGGAGCTGGAATACAGACAACGGGGTGAACATCCCGCCTGATGCTGTCTATGAATATCCATTGCCTGGCAATGCGTTGAGGGTAACCTTCTCGCCTAATCGCTATGCCGACTGTCCTTATGTAGCGCGAGGCAATAGGGTCTGGGATCGCAATGCCAAGACCTACAAGATTGCTAGCACTGAGAACCCTCAGGACATTGTTGTTGACACGATGGTGATGAAGCTCAACTGGGATGAACTTCCACATCAAGCACAGCAATACATCACTATCAGAGCGGCAAGAATCTATTCAGATCGATTTATCAATAGCAACGTCATATTCACATATACAGCGCAGGATGAAGAGTATGCGAGAGCGCAGCTCATTCGCGCTGAGGAAAGCACTCTTTATGACAACCTCCTTTGGGGTAACAACAGACAGATTGGTCAAGGCAACGGCTTTATTCCAGCCCAAGGTCGCCTCTACAGGAGAAACTCATGAGAGCTAAGAGTCGCATCACCCCCAGTAGAGGGGCAGGGAGAACGTCATCTCCTATCAAAGTCAACATGGATTCCTTAATTCAAGGAGTCAGTCAACAACCTCCTCACTTAAGGCTTGTCGGTCAAGGGCAAGAACAAATCAATGGGTGGAGTAGTCCTGTTGAAGGCTTATCTAAACGCAACCCAATGCGAATGGTTGCCAGGATTAAAGACTTTGCTCTGGATAACTTTTATCTAGAGATGCTTGATGTAAGCGCAACCGAAAGCTATAGCGTTTTGTTGTATCCCAGCGGGGATAAGACTCGACTAGAGATCTTCAGAAACGGCGTACCTCCTGTCTTAAACGTTCATGGGACAGGAATGACCCTGAACAATGGCGGCATTGATATTGACAGCACTGGCTACTTGTATAACGCCAGTGATCTGTTTAAGGGTTACGTCCTTATCAACAATGGCCCAACAGGCTTACTGCTTAATCGAAACAAGGCAACAGCTCTTAGCTCTGAACTGTCTCCTGCAAGAGAGAATAATGGGTTGATCTTTGTGCAGGCTGTTTCTTATGACGTGACCTATACCGTCAAGATTGATGGATCCGAGGTCGCTACATACACAACACCTAGCGCTTCTGATGACGACAACCAGATCAGTACAACCAAGGTTGCCACTGAATTAGCGAGCCAGGTCAATGGCACGTCTGGTTATTCAACGACACAGAACGCATATGTTGTTGAAGTAGTTAAAAGCGATGGCACTGCTTTCACCCTTGACGTTGATGATGGCCGCAGTAACTCACTGGCTAGAGGCTTTACCGAAAAGGTGACAAGCCTTGGCGAGCTACCAACGATTGCTCCTAATGGCTACATCGTGAATGTGGCAGGAGATCCTTCTACAGATGTTGACGATCGCTTCTTTAAGTTCACCACAAACGATGGTGTTGATTTTGGAGAGGGCGCATGGGGCGAGACAGTAAAGCCTGGCATCCAATACAAGTTTGATGTTGACACGATGCCCATCGTGATACGACGTGAAGCGGAAGGTGTCTTATTTGTTGGTCCTGCTGATGGCGCTGAACAAACAGAAGGAGGCAATACGTTTACGTTTCCTAAGTGGGCTGAACGAACAGCAGGAGATACGAACACAGTTCCAGACCCTGAATTCATTGGCCAACCAATCAAGGATCAGATCCTGTTCAGAAGTAGGTATATCGTCTGTGCTGGAACCAGTGTTGTGTTTTCAGAAGTTGATGACATCTTCAACTTCTTTCAGGACACATCAGCTGCACTGACAGACGCTGATCCATTCAGCCTTAGAGCAACCAGTGAACGCAGCTCACAATTGAATTGGCTGCTACCTGTTGACGAATCAATTTTGGTCTTCAGTGCATACAGTCAGTTTCAAGCGAGACCAGCTGACGCTGATGTTCTGACACCAACGACAGCAATCATTTTGCGGTTGAGCAATCTGGAAAGCAACCCAGACATCAGGCCAAAGCTTGCAGGTCCTCAGGTGCTTTTTGGCACTAGAGAGTTTGGCTATACGCACTTTAGGGAATACACATTTTTTGAAAGTACTCAACGAAAGATTGGTCTGAACTTGGGGGGCAGCAATGATGTGACGCTGAACCTGCCCAAATACATCAATGGGTTTGTTACCCATTGGGATGTAGGAGAAACAGTGGATACAGCTGTTGCGATTACGCCTGCTGATCGCAAGACAATGTATGTGTATAAATATTTATGGGGTAGCGCTCAGTCAGGGCTAGCGAAGCAACAGGCTTCGTTTAGCAAGTGGGTGTTTAAGCAAGATATTCAGTGGTGCAAATACATGGACAACATCCTGTGGCTAATTCTTACTGACGAAAGCGGAACGTATAGCTGTCAGATCGCATCAGACGAAATCGAGACTCCTGATGCCTTGCAGCTGCATCTAGATCGCTTGCTGTTGTATCCCGATTGCAATCAAGATCCACAGGTCAGTAACGATGTCACCGCTACCTACGACGCAGCGACAAACACCACAACCTTTGTCTTGCCCTACACGCCAGCTGAGAAAGCAGTTGCTGTTACTCGGTTCACTGGTGCCAGCAAGGAGGGCTTATGGCTGGGGGAAAGTGAAACCAACACGATTGTCTGCAAGGAGCGAGGCGATTGGACGAATGAGAGTGTTGGCTTTGGCGAGCCTTATGAATTCCGGTACGTGTTCAGCAATGCCTACCTACCAACCAAGGATCAAAGCAGGCAAAAGATTGTGGGCGAGCTTGATGGTCGAACGCAGATCTTGAGGTGGCATATCTATCACCATCAGACAGGTGCATATGACGTGAGAGTCAAGCGCAAATCAAGGCCAAAGGATACTATCTACAAGTTCCGAGCAAGGTTCTTGAATACATTGAATAACAAGCTTGACACTGAGACTTCGTTTATTGAGTCAGGAACTGTGCAGGTTCCAGTTTGCACTCGCAACACTGAGTCTGTTGTTAGTGTTGAATCAAATAGTTGGCTACCATGTGTCCTAAGTGGAGCCGCTTGGGAAGGCTCCTATAACGATCGCGCTAAAGGAGTTTAGTTATGCCATTCCCATGGGCTGCAGTTGGAATGACAGTTCTCAACATTGGGGCATCTCTTTGGCAAGGCAGTCAACAAAGAGATGCTGCCAGCGACGCTAATAAGCTTGCCGAAGAGCAAGCCGAGAAACAATTTGAAAGAGCTGAAAAAGAATGGGCAATTGATTACGCATCAAGATCAGCTAATTACATGCTCGACGTAGCAAAACAAGAAGCTTCTAAGTTTGTTGAGCGCCAAGCTAAATCCGACTATGAGTGGCAGCAAGCCCAATTAATTGATTCAGCGCTGCGGAACCTTGCTGTCAACGAAGAAGCGATTGCTACTAAGTTTGGCGCTGAGGAAACTTTACGCGCCACGCAAGAAGGCATGTCGCTGGCCTATACGCAAGGAAAGCTAGGGGCCGAAACTTCCAACCAACTTCGTCAGTACATGACGAGGATCCGAGATAACGCTTTGCAATCCAAGCAGCTTGTTGAGCAAAGCGATACAGAAGCCCAGGACTTGCAGAGTGACATTGTTCTTGGCTTTCAGGAAGAAGCGTTGAAGCGAGAGATTGAAACAGTGGCCTCTGTCGTTGGAGCTGCTACTGACAAAGCAAAATATGTTTCTCGGCAGGGTGGCAGTAGCAGTTCAAGACGACAAGCGCTCAACAATATTCAAGCTTTAGGCAGAACCTATGGACTGATGGAGAACAGGAACAGGCAGCGAACAACAAAGCTTGCAACTTTGAACACCAAACTCAAAGGTGAAAGAGCTACAGAGCTGGGAAGGTATGCGTTGCAGATGGATGACGCAATTCAAGGAATGAAATTCAGCAAGCGTGCTTACAACAGAGATAGCAATTACAACCTTGACGTTTTCCGTGACTTGACCATGCCGTCTTTCGAGCTAGCCAATCGGCAAGGAGGTCGAGAGCTTGATGCGTTGTATATCCAAACTGAAGGGAAGATCAACGAAGCATCAATGCCGTTCCGTGAATCAATCTGGTTTGATCCTATTAAGCCTATTGCTGGTCTTAAGCCTGAGTACATGGCACCAACGAAAGTGTATGAACCATCAGGTCTGGATATAGGGTTGAATGCTCTTGGGGCTGGCATCAATGGCGCAATGTCAGCTTCATACAAAAAAGATGGTGGTGGCATTGGTTTCTTCTGATGTTATATTGACATCAGTCAATGAACAACAATGAGCAAACTCAAAGGTGACGAACTGCTGGAACACATCAAAGAGAAAGGAGCGTTGCTTGATCGCAACACCTTGATTGCTGATGCTGGCTACATCGTTACACGTAACGGTCGTCCTAGTCTTCAACGCACTGAGTTCATGCAAGCCATGGCTGATGCACAAGGTATGACCCTTGGCCCACCATCAGCTGGTCCTGGCCGTGGCAAGAATCCAGGCTTCAAGTTGAAGGTAGGACCAAAAGGTATGGTCCCTGTTGGTGCTGCTTATACAAGCAAAATCGGCTTAACTGCTGGTCAACATGTATTGGTTGAAATTGACGGTGACTGCATTGTCCTAAGCCCTACCTCTGAAGACATTCCTGTCTGCCCTGTGTAGTCTTAGAGAGGAGAATGTAGACGGGGGCTTGTTGGGGGCCCCTTTTTTATGCAGTTTTAAACGACCACTGAGTGGTAAATCACAACCGATTCAGACAGTAATCTTCGATGAACCTTAGTTGCATCTTTCCTATCGCAATCTTCGATCCAACTAATTCCGTTCCTGTAGCAGTAGAAGCGTGCAACATTAATCATCTGACCGAGGCTTCGGGGATGGACACCACAGCCTAGATCTGTCACTTCTCTGCAGCGTAAAGAGCGAAGGATTGCAAGACAATTGTTGAAAGCAGTTCACTGGCTTTAGACCCGTTACAACGATCAGCCATTGTTGGCCGAGCATTAAAACAACCAGCAAGCACACCGGCAATCAGGACCAGCTGAAAGCCGATCACTGATGCCAACAATGTGAATGCTGCACGTTTCATTTGCGTTTTGCTATTGCGTCTGCTATCGCTTGTGCTTTTTGCTGTTGCTCCTTAAGTCTATCCTTTGCTATTTCACCTGCTCTAATAGCTTGTCGCTGCTCAAACGTTGCCGTATGAAGCACAAAACTAGCCAGCTCTTTTTCGTTAGTTTGGGTCTCGGCTTTCTTAAGGGGTGATTTCATTTGACGTTCCAGATGTTGTGCCTTCAACGTTAGTCGCAACGAATGAAGTTTGTAAACGAGTGCCAGCAGGCAACTCCTCATCCCATGTTTCACCAGTACCTGCACCATCACCAAATGTCAGCTTGGGTGTGTCCTTGTTTGACACCAGCTGACCAGCTACTGGCTGTGTACTTAGGCCAGTGACTGCACCAGTTGAATCGAAGATCAGATTGGCCGTTGTTGAAATAGCAGGCTTCTCATCC